CTTCTTGTGCGGCGACAGCTTCAAATATGGATACGCGTTCTTCGTCGGCTGTTTCCGCCGTCGGATGCGTATCCTCTCCCTTTGGCTCCTCCGTTTTTGGAGGACTAAGGACAAGTCCGATATTGGGGTCAAACGTGATAACGTAGCCGACTTTACATTCCACACCCGTAACGTCTACCCAGTAGGTAGAGGGCGAAAATATGCTTCGCCATGTATCAAAGTCGCGTTCGTCTTCGTGGACGGATCGTACTTTGCCATACAATATTTCTGCGTATTTGTTCATTGTGCTCTCCTTTTATGCGGTGCCGTTGGGCTTCTCTTTATTGATACTGTTTGACCATGCGAGTTCCATTGGGGTTGATTCTCGCGATCCTACTTTTGGAGGATGTACCCCATCCTCAATATAGAAATTCCCAAGTTGGAAATATGTAACCGCAACTATATCATCTCCTTCCGGCCCTGCTTCTGTATAAGACATATAGTGGTATGTCTTCCCTTCCTCTACTTTTATATAGCGATATCTTTCATCAAGCCCAAACATCTGCAAAACAGTGACGCCTTTCGGAACGGTAAATGTTCCCGTTCCTTGCACGGTGATACTCCCCGGCGTAATTCCGCCCTGCTTTAGGATGGCAAGCGATACTCCATTCTTCTCCTGCCGGCCACTGGTCGCTTCGCTTTCGGTGACAGCCCCCAGTGCGGCGAAGCAGTCCACGCCGTCTACATGGAGCGGCAGGACGCCTCCCATCGCGTTCGCCTCTTCCTTTGTTGAGTAGAGCGCGCAGGATTCGACGGCGCCTTTTGTATTTTGCAGTTTGAGTTTTTTTACCAGTTCCGCCATGATCTCACTCCACCCAGATTTTTGTTCCGTTGGCAAACGTCAGGACATTTGTGCTGAGCGCCGATGCCGTCGAGGCATTTCCCTCTACTCCGCCATCGGCTTTGATCTTTCCGGTAGCGGTCAGAGCAGGTACCGTGAGCGCACCTGTCATGCTGTCGCCGGATTTCGCAACAAATTTAGAGGCATTCTGTTGGTCGATCTCCTGGAACTTTTTGTCCAGATCTGCTTTGGAGTACGTGCCGACGGCTTTTTGCGCGGCCTCTGCGAAGGCGGCTGCACTTTTCGCGCTCTCCTGTGCGCTCTTTGCGGCAGATTCGGCTTTGTCTACTTCGACGTTGATTCCGTCGATGTGCTGTTTCATGGAGGTAATATTTTCCTCCATTGCCTTGACGTGCGTTTCGGATGCGGCGCTTGCCGTTTGACTTTTGCCGGCTTCCTGTCTGCTCTGCTCTGCTTCCGTTCGTGCCGTTTGCGCTGCGCCCGCAGCGGATTCGGCGGCACGCCGATGTTCCTCTGCGGTATTTTTTGCATTGGTCGCGAGGGCAACATCGAGTGACGCGTTGCTTTCGCTTTCCTGTGCGTTCTGCGCAGCCTGCTGTGCCGCAGATGCGCTTTGCTGTGCGGCGAGAAGCTGCGCAGCAACATCAACACCCGTCTGGAAGATTTTTGCAATCAGCTCGGCAGGGTCAATGTCAGAGCTGATCGCGACGCGCACAGTGCGCTCGACAATCTCTGCGAGTTGCTGTATCTGCATCTCCTGTCGATCAAGCTGCGCTTCTATGTCCTCGGCATAGAATGTCCCTTGACTAATCAGATTGAGTGTTTGAGTGTAAGGGATTTGACGCTGGATTGTAATCTTCCACCCGTTCGGCAGCGGCTGTGCTCCGCTCTTTGGATAGAGCACGCTCTTATCGCTTAGTGACAACACAAAATCTGTTGTTGTCGTCTCCGCACCGTCCTCATTGGTCAGCGTGACGACAACATTATTCACGTCCTCAGAGTTGAGCAGAAATGTAAAAGGGAAAACGGTTGTAGAACCGTTCCCCCCATACGTATTCTTGACATTCGGATTTTCAACAGTCATGTTGATACCTCCTATTTCTGTTTGAGTTTCTTGTCCAAAACGGACTTTGCAAAGAACTCCCAAAGATCATACGGATTGTTGAAACGATAGTTGTCCTTCATGAAGCGTGCAGTGTTCCAGAATCCATCGGTGAACGTGTCCGGCACAGCATAGATCGTCCCGGCAATTCCCTTTGTCAGCGCGCGGCCAAAATCAATCGCGTCAATCTTGGACTTATCGCTTTGCAGCGAATACGCCATCTGTATTGGGTCGGTAAGTCGCCCAACGGCCGCGAATACAACGCCGCTATTGCGCCCTTGTTGCAGTTTTCCTGTAATCATCCCTTGTGCGATCTCGCCAACCATATTGATCACCGGGAATCCGCTTGCGACGCTCCCGAGAGAATTTGCCGCCCACTGCTTCAAAAATTTCTTATACCATTCGTCTTTATCTTTTTTATCACCACTTCCCGCCGAAACAGCTTCAAGGCTTTGCCGAATCATCGTTTCGATTGCGGCCATTGCGACAAAACGGAAAAGATAGGAACGAACAAACCCGGAATAACGCTCGACAAAGCTGCTCTTGTGCTTATCATAACGCCCTGCATAATACTTCTCCCACACAGCATTCATCTGTGCGTTGAAGAAGCTAAAGAATGGCGTAAACGCCTTGACAAGTCCACTCTGCGAACGCTGTACCGCAGATCGGTCAATCGAATCCGCAGAACCAAAGATCGAACGTACTGCCTCGTGGGCTTCTCGGTGCGCACGCTCACGGGCGATAATCTCATCTGTACCATCGATCAGCTCTTTGTTGTACCGTTCCTGATACGTCCAGTAATAAGTCGGTATGCTGCAGAGCATATCCGTCTCCTCCATGAGCCACGTCCCATACTTGAGAAGAAATTTGCGGACAGAATTCTTCCCGCCGAAAACGTCTTTCCCTTTGGTATTAAGATCACGGTCCATGTTGTGCGCACGGTTCCGCATAAACGCCGAATCATTGAGCACGAATTGACGTATCCTCTGCGGATGACGAAGGTACTGCAGCATTGCCTGAATTGCATTGACTGTGCCGAGGCGATCTGCCATCGGCATAATATTGGATGCGTTGAGAAGTGCAGTCGATACACGGAACGCCATGATTGCCGTTACCGTGTTCGCGCGCCACTCCTCCGCTTTAGTCTCAATGTAAAGATTGTTGTTCATCGGCTCTTGCCACACGCTTTCAACCCATCGTTTCAGGCTGTCATATGCGTCTTTTCCGAGTGACTGTAATATCGGCTCTTTGACCGCCGAATGATTCATCAGCTTATAGACATCACGACAGGCAAGACGCATCGTGGCAATATGTATTTGCTGATCGATATGGCGATACATGACATCCAAAGAGAGGTCAAGCGGCCGCCCCAGCGGAGCGCCGTTTGCACGGTTCTTCGTCGAGCCCATTCCAGACCCAAACGCCATTGCGCCGCCAACCGATTCGGCGACAGTTGCAAGTTCCTGATCTGCTGCACGCTCAGAACGCTTCGGGTCATACCGAATCGGATAGTACCCGCCGCGAATGGTCAGCAGCTCTCCCGTCGATGCCTCAATCGTAAATTCATCCGGTGCAACACGCTTCATCGGCGTACCAGTGCTCTTTTCGACGACCTCATTGACCGTATCGCCGTGTTCATTGAGATAATCCCAAATCTCCTGCACAAATGCCCAGTCTTTCTTGGTCATCGTCTTTGCAAAGATCTCCTCAACATCATTCTCCGTGTATGGAGTTTTTGTCGAGAGACCTGCGACGAGGCGGGAACGGTTGCCCTCATTGCCCCAGTTCAGCGCCATCGAAAGCACATTTTCTTTTGTCAGCTCCGTGCCGTCCGTGAGTGTTATACCGATCTTCTTCCCCCATGCTTTGCGCCTCTCTTTCTGCGTGTAGTATTGTCCGATGATCACCTCCAATCGCTTGGCGTTCTTTTCAAGCGCCTCTGTTTTTTTCTCTTGTGCGTCAAAGAGTGTGTTGTAGAGATAATCCACAATCGCACCGCTCTTGCCGCCGATGACCTTGAGCATCGTCTCCGGCTTCAAAAGCTGTACCATATAGGCATGGGCTTCTTTCCCACCGTCCTGCTCACCGATATGCTCCTCATAGTTCTGATACATACGAGCTGCAACATCATCGACGTTCTCGCCGGATGTAAGAAGCGTGTTCTTGTTGCGCCCCGTCACATAGAGAAATTCGATGAGCATACGCAGATCACGAAGTTCCTGCATGGAGAGCTGTGTGTATTTACGCTGTTTGTCCCGCGCCGTTGCGGCAGAGGAAAGCCAATCGGGAATCTCCACGCCGTCAAGCCCATCATTGGAATTCTTGAGTTCCTCCATGAGTGCCGGCCAACTCCGCGCACCATCTCCCATAAGAGGCATCCCATCAGAGCGTCGCAGGTCGAACACATACATCAGATGATGTATGAAATAGCGGTGATTGCCGTCAATTTTGGCAGTCTTGTCATTGGCAAGGTTCTTTTCCCGACGGGCAAAGTATTTCAGCATACGGTCAAGCTCACGTTTCAGCTTGACGCTCTCATGCGTCATCGCCTCCATCGCAAGCTGCCTAGTCTTTGCCGCACGTGCTGCGGCGAAGTCTTTTTCTCCTGTGTCCTCCTTTTCTATACCGTTGTTTTTGCGCAGCATATTTGTGAGATGACGTTCCGCCTCCTTTGCGGCGCTCTGTACCTGCCGCATCCAATGGCGCGTATTTGTTGCCTCATGTATGGGCGCATCTTCAAGATGCTGCTGTGCATATGCACGCATCGCAGCAACTCTTCCCGCCGCCGAATCACGGAGGCTGCGTACGGCTTCGAGGTTCTGCGCCGCAGAGAGTTTGAGTCGATTAAATGCCTCCCCGAACTTCTCACGCATCTTTGCGCGATCTTCCTCTCCTGATTCTTTCGCAGAAGCGAGGAGCGCCCGCAGATCATCAATCTCCTGCGCCTGTTTTTCCTGCCAGCGGAACGCGTATTTGAGAGCCGTCACCGCCTTTTCAAGTGGCGCATCCTCCTCACGTTCGAGCGCACTGGCGACACCGATCATTGCGTCCTTGAGCCGCTGCGGTGCGTTGTCATACGCCTTGATATACTCGTTCAGGAGCTCTCCTTCAAGTGCCGTCTGACGTGCACTGTATTCCTGTGATGCAAGTGCCTCTTCCGCACGCTGCGCAATCGTCTCGGCGTTGGGCATCTCCGCTTTGTAGCGTTCCCGCTCCTCGCGCATCTGACGATTATAAGCTGCGTCGAATCCGCCGCCGGCATCTTTGAGTGCCTTTTCATATTCCTCTGCAGACGGATAATATCCGCTTGCAATAACCTGTCCGATGCCGAACGTCTCCGCGACCGCTTCCGCCTGCCAAACGGGATTCTCCCGCATCTCGGCTTTCAGCTGTGCTTCGTAGTCCTCCATGTGAGCGTCAACGTCGCGCCCTTGCATCTCACGGATGAGCTCTTTGAGCAGCGTTTCTTTCGCGCGCTCCTTAGCCTCTGTCTCCCACCGAATCATGGTCTCCGCTGAATCCGCCGTCAGCAGTTCGGGGTCAATCTTTTGGAGACGCTGCGCACGTTTGACAACAGCCGCCGCCTCAATCTCCTCATCTGTTGCGATCATCCGCGCCATGATTGCCTCAACCTCCGCAGAGGCACGCACGCCCGCGCCCGTTACATCCTTGTAAATCCGCGTGAGCCATGCCTTGAAGCGGCGGAACACGGAACGAAGCCCCTGTGCAGGTGCTTCCCCGCTACGCAAATACTCCTCGAATCCACGCGCAAAACGCTCCTGCATCCATTCACGCTTGAGGCGTTCTGTCTCTGCTGCGTCTCCCTTCTTCTCTGCTGCAAGAATTTTCTCCTCACGGTTGCGGAACTCTGCCGCAGAAGCTGTCCCCACGTACTCGTCCGCCGCACCTTTCGTCCACGTCGCCCATTTCTGGATTGCGGCAAGGTCTTTGGCATAGCGGCTCTTTGGTGCAATCTCGGCGAGGTGTTCCATGTCGAAGAGGAAGTTGTGTGCCATCTCGTGCATGAAGGTCGACTGGTCTGCCGACTCCATGAGAGAGATCAGGCGGTGCATACCGCCGTGCGTCACTGTGATATTACCCTTCGCCCCGTGCGCCTGCTCTTGGTTATACTTCTCGATGATGGAGATTGCCTTGTCGTCGAAGATGACAAAGCAACGACCGTCGCGCTGTCCGTCGTAGGTGATGCCATTGATACCGACCTCGTTCAACGCGAGAGATGCTGCTTTGGGACTGCCAAGCGAATATGAAAGACTTTCATAAATTGCCTTGCCATTCCTATAACTCTTAAGGATCGTTTGGTAGTTATCAAGAGCCTCTTGCGTTTGCTCTTTATAGTACTCAACATCCTCTCTCCCCAGCTGAAAATCTTGTCTAAACTCGGGGTCTAAAGCCCGTTCTAAAGGGACTCCATACACAGACCCGCCTTGTATAAGGCGTTCTGCCGCCGCTTGTCTCTCTTCAATCGTTGCGTTTTCACTGAGTACAAGGTCATAGTCCTTGATTTTAGCCTCGTAGCTTTTTATTTCTTTGGCAAAACGAGCTTTTCTATTATTGTCCTCATCGGCAAACACCTCTCTCAGCTTCTCCTGCACGAACTGCGGCTGCTCGTCAAACGGCTTCTGCTCGTCGAGAAGAACGTCGTTGTCGGGGATTTCGACCTCGAAAAGACTGCCCCCCTTTCGTTTAATAGTTAGTTTTTTAACATCAAACTCCTCAAGCCATTTTACAATCTCCCTTTGACCGGAAATAAGGTCATTCATTCCCATATAATCATCTTGAATGAAGTTCCTTACATCTTTTGACGAAAAATTATCTTCATAAAACCGCTGTTCATTTTCTATCTTTCGCCGAATTCTTGTCTCTAAATCACCTCCAAGTTCCGTCAGCATGCGCGAAAAATCTTCATTTTCCAGTACATTATTGAATGAGTTTTTCTCCAAAAAATCCATTGCTTTTTGGAGAACTTTTTTCTGTCTCTCATAATCATTGAGAGTTTTTCGCGTAAGAAGAACCTGATTTTGTATATACTCATCAACCCGAGAAACACCATTTGCTGAATAAAAATCTTTGATAGCGCTGAGGATTCGGTGTATCGAGAAAGGAAATGTTCCTATATCTTTCCCGTCGTACAGAATCTCTGTATTTGTCAATCGATCTTTATACCCCTGCGATACATTTCGATCCTGTGCAAAGTACAGCCCCCATCCGTGCACTTGTGCGCCCTCGCCCGTGCCGATCATCTCAAGCAGGAACTCACGGAAGTCATACGGCGAGCCGTGCCATGCGGATTGATAGAACCCCTCATTGTCTGCACGCGCCTTGACAAGATCTGCATCCGTTGATATACTTTTAAAAAATGAGTCTTGCAGGGTGAATCGTCCCGGCGCTTCGTGCCGTTGGATAGCTTTCACCCAGTCCAAGGCTCTTTTTTTATGTGCATAGAGGACATCTCCAAGCATCATGCGCTTCTGAAACCACGTAGGATCATCTTTCCCGAAGAACGTCTTCAGCATATATTTCCCGTTGCGTTCCTTCAGGACAATCGGAACAATCGCCGTACTTCCATTCTTGTCCTGTAAATCTACAACAGCGACAACCTCATCGGGCAAAATGGGAGCGCTCGGGTCATCACCCTTTCTATTTCGCAAAATCATGATCGGGTCAGCAAGAGCACGCGGCAGCTCCTTCACGATCTCAGGTGTCATCTCAAGAGCATGACCATGAGACTTTCCCTTAACTTCCTTTTCGCGCAGAACCTTCCATAGCATCGCATGAGAGATGGCAATATCCCTGCCGAGGTGCACATGGAATCCCTGATCGTTCAGCAAGGAGAATACGAGCGGGGTCTCCATGATCTTATAAACCCGCATGGAGTTTTTATCAGGCATGGACATAAACGCATCCACCTGTCTCCCCCATGCAATCGTATCTACTTCCAGCTTCTGATCGGAAGAAACAGTCTCCTCCTGATTCAACACCGCAGTATCCATCTGCATCATGCGTTCCTTGATATTCTCAAGCGTATGGATATAGCCGTTCAGTTCGTCCAGCTCCGCCCTTGCCTCCTGCATCGCATCGACGGCTCCCTGCGAACTCGGCATCCACCCTTCCACCTGCGGGGCAGAGGAATCACCCACTGTAAGGAGATAGGCAAGATCGATGAGTTCGCCCTTGCGCGGCGCACGACCATGTTCCTTGTAAAAGTCCCGATACCACGGCTCATTATTGGACACACGGATGCCGCGCCCGTCGTCGTCAATCGGGACGATGTCAACGCCGTTGCCCATGCCACGGTCGAGAGCATCCAAAGCAGGGCGCAGCAGCTCATCACGCTCTGATACAATGTCTTTGTAGAGGGTACGCCAACCCTTCGCAGGGCTCACAGCATCCTGCAAGGTTGCCGCAACAGCCATCTCACGTTCATTAGCATCAGGGAAATTCTCGTCGATGAATCCTTTGACGATTTCAGCCTTTTTCTTCGCAGCTTCTTTCTTCTGATCGTCTGCATACGCATCCACGCGCAGATGATCACGCATATAGTCCGCAGCGGTATACGGTTCTCCCTTCACTTCGCTATAAATTGCCGCCATACGATCTGCATAACGCGCCGCAAGGAGTGCAGATGCCCGCGCAGCCGTGCGGGCTTTTTTGCTTTTTGCGCCTCCGAGCTGACCCGCAAGCTCATGATAGACGCTTCTCGCCTCAGGAGACAGTTCCGCCGTTGCGACAACATCCCCAGGTTGGAGGCCTTTTATTGTGCCTGCGACCGCTTCGAGAGCGTCTTTCTGTGCATTGATTTTCTCAATCTCAGGTTGTATCTGTGCAAGATACTCTGCCGATTCCGCACTACCGTCATTCTGTACGGCTGTCAGTTCTGCGAGATCGGAATCCAGACGGTTCATACGACGCTTAATTTCTGCAGCAGGATGATTCACATCTGCAAGCAAAATATCCCGAGCAAGCGCACGATGCTCATGTTCTGCAAACGCGCTCTCAACATAGCGGTCAACAGAATCGCCGACCTCCTCTTCCGTCTTCTCACGGAATGCACCTAGAATCTCCTTGACGATCTTCGCCTCATGTTGTGCCTGCTTGTCCGTGTAGAGATCAGAGGACTTTGTGATATTCTGAAAGAGTGCCTTACGTTTGCTCTCATCCAGATGCGTTGTCATCTGTTGGAGAGTCGAGGTTTTGACGGGCAGCATCCCCGTCCCGTCCGCGCACGCCTGCAGTTCCTCCGCGCTGATGTTGTTTGCGGCAGCAATCTCCTGTACAAGCTCCGCGCCGCCCTCTTCCTGATTGAGTGAGACGATATCCACCGATGTAGTCTCCATACCATAGCGGCGGTTCTGAGAGTCCAGCATCTCATTCACAAGATCAGGTGCTTTGCCTTGGAGTTCCTGTACGTTCTTCAGGTTATCCCCTACCGCCTCAACAGTATTCATGAGGTGCTGATTCTCATTGACGCTCCGATAGAGGCGGTCTTTGATCAGATTCTCCATATGAGCGCGTGCCCCGAGCATTGTATTCGTATGTGCGCCAACATGACCGCCGAAACCGATGAGACCAAACCCCATGATAGAAGGAGCGGCCTCAATTGCCGCAGCCGTGGATTTCTGCAGAATTTTCCGGACAGATGAAATCTCAGCATCATCGCCCTTGAGTGCCATCTGCGCCATATTCTCGATGACCATGTCTGAAACTTGCTGCGCGAACTCCTCCTGCAGCTCTGTATTAAACGTAATTGCGCCCGCTTTTGCCGCGCCAAGAATCCGTTCTTTGATGAGCGTACGCGCCGCCTCGTTCGCAGTTGCCCCTTCTGCGGCCAGTGCCAAATCTTTTGCTCCTGCACCTGCATAGAGGTCGCGCAGGCTTTTTGCCTCACCCCGCCCGAAAATCGTACGTGCAATCTTCTGCAAGGCAAGCTGCTCGATCACGCCCTCAGCAAGCCCCTGTGTCGCCGACAGTGCCGCCGCCTGTGTCGGCGTATACATCGCACGCCCCTTTGCGTCGAGCTTGTTCAGATTCTCTTCATACTGACTGCCGCCGATCTCAAGCCCCATAACAGCGACAGCGGCAGCTCTTCCGACATTTGCCGCCGCGCCTGGATTCTTGGTTGCGGCAAGAACAATACCTCCCGCAACCGCTCCAATCCCCTGTGCAGACGCAATCATCGGGATATTCTCTGCGGCACCACCGATCATTGCGCCAACGGTCTGCCCAACACCGCCATAGGAATACTCCGGCAGTTCGTCTTTCTTTTTGTCGAGCGCAGTAATCCAATTCTGCTCATCTTCGGTGAGTTTGCGTCTGCCAATCATCGCATTCGCATAGGTCATCTGCTTGCGAATGTTGTAGTAGCCGCGCTCTACGCCTGTTGCGACACTTCCCGCGAAGCGCATAAACTCGTTGCTGTATGCATCATTGACCGTCTGCAGCCCCTCGGCATTGTTGAGCATCATGACGGCCTCATTCGTGCCGCGCTTTTCGACAATCTCTTTGAGGTATGGCATCGCTTCATAGACGCGTCGCATATTGAGGTCGCCGCTCGCGTCGAGCATGCCGGGCACCTTCTTGAGTTTTTCCGCGCGCTGGACGATCTTCATGACTTTTTCCCACACATCGGGGTCATTAGCAATCGTCTCCGCGCGAATCCCTGTGAGGTCATGCGCTTTCTTAATCTGCTCACGCTTCTCATCCTCGCCGTAGAAATAATCCGCATAGAGTTTGGATGCCTGAAAGCTCTCAGGCACAACACCCTTAATGAGGTCTTTCCCTGTGATCGGCTCCAGCGGTGCAGTCATGTCTTTTGTGTAATACGGATTGTCAAAATCGATGGGCTGAACACTGCCATCATAGAAGTTGTCCCGCAGCTTTGTATAGACGGCATCCACGATATTAGAGACAGACCAATCCGATTCTTTCTGCGGCTCATAGGACTTTGTCATCATCAAATCCATCACGTCGCTGCTCATGATCGGATTGCCCGCGTCGTCACGTCTGCCTGTGTCATAGGTCGCGTATTCGCTTGTCGGGGCATAGTTCGGGATATCGTTCAGCTCGTCGCTGTTGTTCTCGCCGGGCATCTTAATTTTGACACCGATATTCCCGCTCGCCACATCGCGGCGCATCATCTGCTCAATTTCTGTTCTTTTCTGCGGATCCATAGTTACCTCCCGTTATCCTCCGTATACGATCTCTTTTCCGCTCTTCCCGTTCTGCATCCCGTTGATGAGATCATCCGTCTTTATGCGATATGCACCACCGCCATTGATCAGTGTAACAACAGATTCACCATTCCCTGCATCTACAACGCTTGCAATACCGATGTTAAAGAGCTGTGCTTCGTTCGTGTCGATCTTATTCCCACCAAAACCGAAGAAACCGCCGCTCCCAGAGATTGTCATAGGAGCCATCTCTCCCGCCATTTTCTCAATAATCCACTGCTGAGATGGCATTTCTCCGTTATGATCTTTTTGATACTCACGAATGAGATATCCTGTCGAATCTTGTGCAACGGCAAAATTCGAATCAAACATCCCGTTTTCATATCCGCCAAGCCCAGTCTTAACTGCCTGTTTGATGCTCCCCCAGTCATACTTAAAGGCGCCTTTTCCGGTCTTGTAATCATCAATGACATCCAGCAGTTCTTTTCGCATGCTATTTTCCATATGCGGATTTCCGATGATCGTGTCATAAGCATCGTTGATGCTGATCTTGCCCGCCTGCAAGGCGTTGATGAGCTGATATTTGTACTCCGGTCCCGATATTTTAAGAGCCGCCGCCTCTGCTGCAGCACGCCGATTCGCCGCTGCTTCTGCTCGTGCTTGATCTGCCTGCCCCGCTTTCATCGCGCTGTTCATCAGTTTTACCGAGACACGCGGATTATCCCCTGCGATGCTCGTAATGGCGGACTGATATTCAGCAACAGAATGATATTGTCCATCATTTTGGAGCTGCATAATCGCCATCTGCCCCTGCTCAAACAACCTACTATCTTCACGGTCGCGGGCCGCAAGCTGCTTCTGCATCCCACCGAAAATCTTATCCGTTCTCTCCTCAATCTCCATGTCAGAGAGTGGCGTTTCCGTGACGCCGCGCCCGAAGCCGACGACTTTGTAAGTGTTCACATCAATTTCTGCAACACCATTCAGGCCGGACTGCCACACCTTTTTAGACCGTCCATCATAAACGCCTACATGGGCTATTCCGTATTGCCCTTCCTCTGCGCCCGTCCCCGTCCAGTACACAAAATCCCCCGTACGAAGCTCGTTAGGATCGCTGAATGTCCTTCCCATCTGTTTCAACTGGACATACTGTTCATCCGCACAACGGCTCTCAAACTGAATTCCAAAGAGCCCGCCTACTTGCATCGCCCATGAACCGCAGTCATATTTTCCGTTCGCCCCGTTGAGAGGAGCGCCAAGCTGATACTTCGCCCCCTCAGTCTGCTTGCAGAACGCGTAGAAACTGTCCAGGTTCGGTGTATTCCCATGCGCATTCTTCTGGACCCATGCTTTGACCGCATCGCGTGACGCCTCAATGCCAAGCTCCTTGATTGCATTCTGTGCCTCACCGAACTCAAGCTCCTGCTGTGCATGCTTTCGCACCGCTCCGAGCGCCGCCGCCCGTTGATTGCCATCCATGTACTGCCCGTACTTATTGCAGATCTCATCCATCCGCTTGAAATCCGCTGTCTGCATCGCGAGAGACATCGCCTGACCGACTGCCTGTCTGCGGAATACCTCTTGTTGTTCTTTTACCTTCTCTTGCCCATAGCCGCCCCATCTGCCTTCAATCAAGGCATCGGAGCGGTTAAACGCCATATCGATGGCTGCATCATTCCCGCCATATTCGAGGATTGTATCGTTACAAACATCAAGAGCATTCTTATACTGCGTGTCCTTATATGCTTCAAACTGCTCCTGCTGATACCGCATGACATTCATGCGGCGCGTTACATTATCCCGCTCCGTGAACTCATTGAACGCACGGGCTCCAGTACCATAACGCAGGACACCTTTGTATTTTGCAAATACGGCATCCCTCGTCTTTTGCTGGAGCTTGTCATACTCCTCCGTGATATTGAGAGCGCCCTCCTCTTTCTTCTGCATCAGCTCAAACGTGCCCTCACTCATGAGCTTGTTATACATGTTGTTGGCCGCAAGCGCCTGTGTCTGCTCCACCTGATCTTTCAACGCCATAGCACCCTTAGCAAGCACATTTCCGGTTTCTCCCTGTGCCTGCGCAAGCGCCTGTTCGCCTTGATTGCTGTACTGTACGCGCGTGATCTGCGCCGCAGGAGCGCCGACGCCCTCTTTGTTCTGAAACGGTGAAAAATCCATGAAGCAAACCTCCTCTTATCTCATGGAGAAAAACGTACTTTGGCGCGGTATCCCGTATCCCCGCGCATTATAATTTCCAATGTGGCTGCCAAAACTTGTGCCTTTACCGCCCCATCCGTGCAGTCCAACTCTCCAATCCCGACCGCCGAACGAACCGATCTGCATTCCCGTCGCCTCTGCTGTCTTTTGTGATGCAGAGCTGACGCCCGTATAGAGATTACTCGCGAGAGTGAACGCGCCTGTGAGCATACTGTTCATCATTGCACGCTTGCCGGCGGCCCGATAATTGCGTGCGTTTGCACTGTGGAAATTGGACTGATTCTGAAAGTCTGTCGACTGCTGCAGCATATTATCGACCTGCTGACGACCATTATAGAGGCCCATGCCTGTCTGCTCGTTGACCGCATATCCTGTATCCGCAAGAGCCGCCGCAGCACTTCCGGAGGCGGTAACGCCACTCGCCCCGATTGCTGCACGCTGCTGTCCCATCCGCAGGAGTGCTCTGCGCCGCTCATTCTCTGCATTGATCTTGTTGTTCTCGTCCTGCCGTTCGGCGGTCTCCTGCGCCTTGTCCGCATTCATCTGCGCGATCTGTGCATTCTGTTCCGACTGTCGCGCCGCCGCTTCTGCCTGCGCCTGCTGCGCACGCCCCTGCATCCACGAGGAAAAGAGCGTTCCCACCACCATTGCCGCTACACCCATATACACTCACTCCTTTTTGAAAAACTCGAACAAATGATACGGCAATCCATAGAGGCCCATAGGCTGCGGCTCATGAACAACCGCGCCAAGCCATTTCAGCCATGCAATCGTCGCATCATTCCCCTTGTCGACATAGTTATAGAGATACTCCCAGTCATGCAAAAACGCGCGGATTCCTTCGCGCGTTTTCTTGCCTGTATAGATTTTGTGCTTTGCCGTCTCCGCTGTTGCAAGCATCCAGATGATACCGTGCCGCAGAAACGGATTCGTCTCGATAACGCCAAACGCTGAAATAATAACGCCGTCACAGTAGCAGGCATATGCCGCTTTGCTGTTACGCCAACAACGCATCACCTCAGCTTCGACGTTCGGCCCCGTCATGCCGATCAGCTCGCGCCGATCTTCGGGGCGCAGGTGTGCGGCAAGATAGGAGAGATCATCATGCGTCGGTGCGCGAAATGTAAACTCAGCCACCTGCTTCCACCTCCGGAACAATGGATAGAATCGTCAGCGGCAGCGGGTCAGTCTGCTTGATCGTCAGATATACTGTATCCTCATAGCTTGCGCTCGGGATGACGACATGGCGTTTCCCGTTGTAAAGTGCAATCGGACTGTCATATTTCTCAGTGCTGCGCCACTTAATCGCATCAAGTCTCTTTTCCCCCACGCCATAGAGCCCACCGCGTGTATCGCGGAAGAGGATTGTCATACGTGAGACGCGTTTCTTGCGCCCCATATAGGAGCCGTCCTGCACACTGAACTCAATTGGCATTGTCTGAATCGTGCTCTCAAAGGGCAAACCAACTGTAATCTTGCTGAACGCTTTCGGCAGTTGCAGAACACCACTCTCATTCACACGCATATCCGCAAGGACATTCCCATCGGCAAGCACGGAGACAGTCTTCCCAGTGAGCCATGCAAGCCCTGTGAGCGCATCTTTTGCTTCGCCGTGATAAATATATCCTGCATCTACATAGAATTGCTCCTCAGGCGCTGTATTACGTATCTGCGAGCCCATCTGCTCGACATAGTATGCGCCGTCACGCTCTACAACCGCCCAAAGTTCTTCTTCACGATCGCCCGAGATCGTGCACACATCCGTGAATTTCCCCGCCGTCGTATGCTTGTGCCACGCGTATACGTCCTGCTCCTTGATGTAGGTCATGCCCAGTAGCGCGCCATCCTCCCGTACGCACCAAACAACCGTGTTCGGCGTCTGCTGATAGGCGAGCGCAACAATCGTATGCCCCTCAAAGAGATGCGCAGCAAGGAGAGATACGTCATCTCCCGTGTACTTGTCCACATCATAACTATATGTGAGATCACGGATGACACTGCCTTGATGCTGCACATAGACGATGCGCCCGCCGATGACGACCGGAGTTAGATTGTTGATGCCGCGATACTCCTGTGGTTCTGCTTTCTGATTCGTTGGCGTAAACGTCTCGTTTCCGCCACCTACCTTGTACTCGCCGCCAGAGGTGAGCATGAGCATTTCACCAAATGGGATAATGGCACGAATGCCGTTCATCTGCCCGCCCGAGAGCGTTCCAGTGATTGCGTCACTGTCCTGCTGCGGGGTATTGACCCAGAAATTGTAATAGTCCCCCGACTGCGATGCCCAATAGGTCTGCGGCTTCGCTCTGCTCCCTGCAAAGACAAGGCGGTCTTCAAAGAAACTCACCGCTTGCGGATAGCCTTTTTTCGCACTCCACGCCGAGAGAGAGAAATCATTCGTCGCCTCCGTGTCTGCAAATTCTCTCGTTACTGTTGCCGTAGCGCTTGTTGCGGAGTTGACTGCCGTAATCCGTGCAACGCCATAATAATCCTGCGCGAATGTCTGTATTGTCACATAGCCACGTTGCCGCTCGTTCTCGTTGCTCCATACAGATGTATCAAACTTTTCACTACGCACACGATACTCGACAATATCATCGCCCTTGTTTGTGTAATTAAGTGTGTAGTTCTGCGTGCGGTTGGCATGCTGTTCTTGCAACGCAATCCATGTATCCGTGGACTTATCATGTTTCTCTACTATAAAGCTGCCATTCCAAAAACCAAACGATTCCACGTAGACTGTTCCACTCGGAACGCATCGCACGACAAGCGGTGTGGTTGGAATACCTGACTTAAGTTGTCCGCTCATTGTATGCCCAAGACGAATGAGACTGCCGACCATATCCTCTGTGAAATAGTCAACGCTTGCCTTCAACGTGATTTCACCCTGCACACCTGATGCTCCGATCTTTAAGCCATCTTTTGTATTGGGATCCTCAAACGGTCCGCCCGCAATATCCATCCGCTCGAACTTCCAATCCGTGACCCCATAGCGTGTGAGTGTCATTGGAGGGTGATTGACATGCACTAAAAAGAGGACGTCTGCAGATTGCGTATACTTGATATCCGATAAATCAGCCTCGGTGTACGATGTGAGGATCACAAGAGGAGCATCATCCTTAACGACAATCCCACCTTTTGTAAACACTCGAATACATCCAGCGGTGAACTCGAGAACATAACTCTGTTCCGTCGAATACTGAAACGGAATCAGGCGCGCCCTTTTCCCGCTCTGCGTCTTTGCCACATGACGAAAGCCCGGGCGGCGTGTCGCCCCGCCATACCGCAGGACAATCATATTCTTTAATGTCGACGCACCTACATCATACTTCTGTAAATCCGTCCGCCCGTAGAGTGCAGGCGTGAGTTCGCCGCCAGCAAAACTCGGCTTTAGGGGATACATTTGCCCGCCCGCCATCAGAAGTCACCCCCGAAACGCGCCGCAATGAGCGTATACGGTTCTTTCTCCTCCGCATTCTGCTCGTCCTCATTGTTCGCCACAGCATCCAGAAAGAGCGCCGTATATTGTTCTTCGCAATATCCCGGAAGCTGTGAATTTCCTGTGAGTTTAAATGCAATAGCTCCAGCAAGTTTCCAGCTGAGGGCTTCGACAAACTGATCATCAAAAAGACCTGTGTCCTCGATGTCTGCCGTATACTCTGCCGAGACATTCGCTACATTGGTATAGATGACGCGCCCTTCTTTGTCACTGACAATCTGATACCCCGTATACGCAGGGATGTTGTCGAAATGACCATTATAGAGCTTGCGCAGCGCAACGCATGACGCAGGATAACGATAGGCGTAGGAATAGCCCTGCGGCTTCTCCGTGAGCTCTGCAAGCTGCACTCGACGCGTTGCCCACGTCCACGGATATTTTCGCAATACGACGCGGCGGCAGTGGTCGTAAAACTGACTGCATACACGCGCCGGCTCACTTGCTTCTGTGAGTGCCTCGACTGTATCAATCCCGATTCGCGAGAGTGCGAGATTGCAAACATCGATCTTATCCATCATTCCACCTCCTTAAAGAGAAAAGGGGCTGACGCACGAAAACACTTGTCCCCATACATCAGCCCCACTCCTTATTTCTTGCGTCCTCTCTTTGCCGTCGTCGGAATCTCCTGCGCGGGCGGCGTATCGTCGTTCACATCGCCCTCATTCGGAGTATCCTGCACGGGCGGCGCAACCTCTTCCAACGCATCAAAATACGGAGGCACTTCCACCTCCGCAGGAAGATCAACAACCTCGTCTTTCTCATAGAGCCTGTTGCGAAACTGACAGGTCGTATTCACGCGATATCGCATTAGAGATTCACCGCCGTTCCAGAGCTCATGTACGCCGTAAGCTTACCGCCCGTCGGCGTAGTTCCTGCAATCACAAGGCGCACATAACGATTGCCCGTGCGAATCGGTGCATAGAACTGCGCGAGCGTCGCCGCCTTCTTCGTCTGGTTGATAGAGGTCGGCACAGTTACACTCATCTCAGTAACCGGCGAAGCAAACGCCGACGTCGCCGAGGACTGAACCGTGATCGTCTCCACCTTGCCCGACGTGACTGGCGCGGTAAGCTTAACGTCGATAAAAAGCGGATGTACGAACGCACCGCCAAGCCCGATGTCAAGCACCGAACTCGTAACGGATGCCGCCGTCGCAACGTCATTGCAGAAAATCAGTTCGTTATCCATATAAGCCATCGTTGTTCCTCCTTTAGGAAATCTTGCTCTCGGTGTTCAGAATCGCATCGCAGCGCAGAATCGGAACGCCCCAGAAGTGCGTGATCTTCTTCCCTGCAAACTCGTCAATGGAGAGACGCACATTCGTCTTCTTCGAGGCGAGGATGTCGAGATAGGTCTGCACCGCACGATTGCCGAAGAACGCCATCGTGCACTTGTCGGGATTCTCGATCTGGTTGTAGGCGCGAATGAGATTATCGACAAGCGCATCTGCTGCCGTGCCCGCGAGCTGACTGGTATCGATGTTCGCAACACGCACAACATAGCGCGGGTCACGCACGCAAAGCCCCATATCCCAGTTGTACTGCGACTGGTAGCCCCAATACTTACCGCCTTCCTTGTCAACCATCTGGACGCGTCCATTGTCACGATACTTAAATCCTGCGCTCGTCCCCTCGGGGAAAATGCCGTAAACCGTCTCCTGACCATAACCGACAAGCCAGAGCGAGGTCAACGCGTTGCCAGTGCCACCCGCGTCAATGATCTGGTCCGCCCAAATGCGGTCCTGATCCGTCTTGCTGTAATAGTAGGCAGAGAGCCCCGTAAAGCCCGCAGGGTTGACCTTTTCGTCGCCATAGAAGACGGTCGTCGCCATCTTCTGGTTCATCGCCTCCTGATAGGCGACATTTTCCGACAGGCGCCACGAATTACTGTTACCATTGATCTGCATAAGCTTCTCATCGATCTCAGCAAGCGCCTCCATGCCGCCACAGGTGAAGGATTCCGTCTTGCTCTTGGACTTGCCGGGCTTCGTCCCCTTGTTGATGATACGCCATGCCACGTCCGGCAGTTCCGCACGTACAAGCGCCGTCTCCATCGTCTTTTCGTTGCACTGCTTAAACGGCATCACATCAAGGATGCGGTTTGTCTTGCTCTGCAGCTCGATAATCTTCTGCTGCGCGAGCTGTCCCTGCGCACCGAAACGCGCTGCCCAATCCTGCAAAGTTACGCAATCACTCATTCTTTATTCCTCCAATTCTTAATACTTACTATTTGCAAACAGCAAATCTGCTGCCGACGTCTGTGTAACTGCCTTGCCATCCGGCGCATTGTCCTCCTGCAAGAGATGACCGATGCGCTGCAGGAATGCCTGCACGGCCGGATGATACGCGGCACCGGATTCAATGAGCGCATTCATGGCATCGTCGCCGCCGAACGTATCCACAGCGATCTTTGCCGCCGCAAGATTCTCTGGTGTATTGAGCCCCTGCTTGGCGCACTCATTCATCCACTGGTTTTTGATCTCTTCCGCCTGTCGCTGCTGCTCCATCACAATGTCAGCGTGCATCTTGAGCAGACTGTTCGCCTGCTCCTGTGTCATCTTCGCTTCCTTTGCGACAGCCGAAAACGCTTCCTTCTGCTCATCAGAAACGGTAAGCCCCTCCGGAAGGTTGAACTCGTACACCTCCGGAACAACCGGATCTTGCTGAAAGCCGAACGGATTCTCCGGCGGCTTAGCCTGCGTTTCCGGCTGCTGTGCAGGCGGATCGCTCGGCGGGGTCTCCGGCGGTGCGGCAGGCGGTGTATCTGCCCCTGCCGGCTCAGTAATCGTCGTCGTTTCGTCCATCTTCTAATTCCTCCAATCTTCTCTTTTGCTCGCGCATCATCAGATACTCGAGCGCAAGTCCATCCTCTGATTCGTTGGTAGATTTGATGAGGCGGATATGGCGCAGAATCTCATCACCAACAGAGAGCCGCCCGCTTACAAAGGCATCCTCGCGGCCGTTCCCGGTCGTGTAGTGCTGCCCTGTTCCGCAGAGGTCAAGCAACTCTGAAACAAATTGACGCCCATCGGGCTGGCGCATGATGTTCTCCAGAACGACTAAATCCATCATCCACCTCCTAAAATGCTGCCAATCGTATTCTCATTGACGGGTGTTTCCGAGAGGAGCCTTGCCGCCTCTACGCTGTCTCTGAGCGGTTTTGCCATTGCCGCAGCCTGCTGCATCTGCTGTTCCTGCTGCATCTGCTGTGCGCGTTGCTGACGTATCTTTTGCACATCCTGCTCGTCCCGCATGATTGTCTCTGGCGTGCCGGACATCTGTGCATGCTCGCGAATCGCCGCATCAAGATCAAGGTTGTCCATGATCTCAGGCGACGCGCCCATGAGATTTCCTGCAATCGCAAGGGTTTTCTCCATCGCGTTTGTCCCAACAGCCTTCTGCGCCTGTGCAAGGAGCGAAATAAACTCGGCCTTGATGCTCTCCTCTTGCCCTTGGAGCTCCTCCGGCAAGGGAGGCAAAAGACCGTTGCGATAGCAAATCTCAAACGCTCTCCGCGTGAGAGGCGCAAGAACCTCATTGTGCATTTGTTCCAATACGGGAGAGAGCATCAACAGCTTTTCTTCATGCCGCTCCGCGACTTCCCGCGCCGTCATCTGCGGATTGTCCTGCTGTGCAAGCATCACAAAAAGGTCATTAAAAAAAGCAGCCCCAATTTGTTGCTGCTTATACTGAATTGTCTGCAAGACCTCTCCGCGATCACCTGTCGCCTCATAGAGCGGCCGAATCCCATTGATGAGACTATCCGGCACAAGGGTTTGTTTGCCCGGAAGCCGATTGACCTTGCCTACAGAGGAAGGGACGATCAACGCAGGATCAGAACGATGCTCCAAAAGGCGCGAGTTAATCTTCTCGATCTTCTGTAGCTGCATACAGTTACCGAGTGCGTTATGCCCAGGACCGACGCCATAAATACCATTGGCGACGACCGTCCAGCGCGGCATCAGAAACGGTATCTCGTGATAGCCACTGACTTTCAGAAACACATCTGTCTGCGAATCCTCGAAGTAATAGGATTTATATTTGAAATTCAGCAGCGCATTTGAATCCGGCTTATAGTCCGCATTCTTCTCGATCAGCATGGTTACAGGGAAATAGTCTTTGAGGTTTTTCGCGCGGTAAGCATTGCGCACAGCGTCACTTACAACATCCTCGCCGAACTCATCTACCATCTGCCATGCATTGAGTTTGAACTTGCGCGCGAACTGTACGACACGCCCGCGCGCATCCACATTCCCTGCGTACTCACCGCAAGTGTAGGGACGGGCCCAGACGCCTGTGTTGAAGTCCTCAAGGAGGAGTGCCGCGCCTGTGCCAAACTGCGTAAGTTCGGCCTCGATATTGAGCAGCATGTTGTAGATGTTGCTCTTGGCATAAATACCCATCAGAACATCTTGACACTCCTCAAGCCAGAGCTTGACTGTGTGATATTCCGCAAGTTCCTTGTCCTGCAGGCCGAGCGCAAACCACGGGCGTGACGGCGATGTAAGCCCGGAATGCAGACCTGCTGCACACTTCCCGCTTGCCTCCATCGGGTATGGGTCAAGCAAACAGTAATCACGGCGTTTGCCGTCCTGCGTCTTGTCCTCTTCGTCAAAGCGTCCGCGTGTCGGATTGATATACTTGCTGAGCTGTTTCCACGTGGATTCAAACTGCGTTCGCTCCGTCATCATCTGTGCGACAATGTTTTTCTTTCGGCGGATTGCGTCACTGTCACGCAGTATCTCTTGTATTGCTTTTGGCATTTGTGCCATAGTGATCACTCACCCAACAGAGCCTTTTTGATGCTCCCCATCATGTCGCCAAACATACCGCCAGTCTTATCCGTCGACGCGCGCCCCCTTGCCTTGGCAAGCTTGTCATGGATAGACTGACGTTCTCCCGCCGTGGCACTGTCAATCGTAGCCGCAGCGGTAGAGCCCGGGGCACTAGTCTTAACCGGCGGAGACGAGCTTCCGCCACCACTGCCACCAAACAACTGCAGATCAAACTGCATATGCATTCCTCCTTTCGAACATTACATATCCGCGAACGGATCATATTCTGCCTCGAAATCATCATCTCCGATTCCTCCAGCAGACGGATTTATATAAACCGGCCGGGCGAACGTCAGGACAAAGCCATCTGCAAGGTCAGGGCTTTTGCCTGTTCTCTCCCTGAGCTTGTCCTTTGGCTCCAAAATGATTCGCCCCGTCGGGTTGAATTTGTACTCTACCGTTGATAGCTCTGTTTTGAGCTCTGCATTCTGCGGGATTGCACCGCCTGCCTCAAGCCATGCACGGCACTTAAAATACATCTCCGCGCGGATATTGGCATAACGCTGCGCATCCATTGCCATCTCACCGAAATTGACCTCCGACACCTGATAGCGCAGCTGCCGCAGGCGGTCAATCACACCTGCGCCCATTGCCCCAGCATCGATAAAGGTCGCGTGTGGATGATGCTGATTGATACAGTCAATCACACGGCTTGCAGTCTCCATCGTGGAGAGCCCTTGGAACGTACGAATATCTTTGAGCCACAGCCCTTGACGGATACAGAGCACCGTCCTGTCATTGCCAAATCGTGCTACATCAACACCGAGAATCACAGGCTGCCCGAGCACATCATCATCCTTGAGCAGTCTGTTTGCGGCGGCCGTGACAAGATCAATCGGGATAACCACATCGGATGCAGAGGCAGTAAAGTCACAAAGGAGCTCCTGCCGAATCTCCATCTCTGTCATCTGCGCCTGCATATCTTTGAGCTCTTCGGCAGGAAGCACACCTGTCTCATCAGCCCTATAAATGCAAGAGTACCAACCCGCTGATTTTTCAGCGTGTTGGTACATCTCGTAAAACTGATTCTGCCCCCTCGGCGTCCCAATGAATACCGCCCATCCTTCGCGGTCTGCAAGCGCAGGACGAATAACCCCGCCCCAGAGCTCCGGCTTGATATCTGCATACTCATCAAGGATTACACCGTCGAGGTAGATACCACGCAGCGCATCGGGATGATCTGCGCCGATGATATAGAGCCTTGCGCCCGGTGATCTTGCATGCCGTGTCGGCAGCTCGATATACAGCTCCGATTCATTCACGGCGCGCCCCGGTATTGGATTGGTATAGTATTTCAGGTATTCCCACGCCACGCGCTTTGCCTGATTCCGAAACGGTGCAACATAGGCATATACAGGTGCCTTTTTGTCATTGAGTATCGCCTTACGTATCATCTCATTGACCGTGCCGACCGTCTTGCCGAAACGTCTATGACAGACGAGCACCGCGAAACGATTTGCAGTGAGCGCAGGATGAATCGTATCTCTCCATATCGGGCGGGGTGTGTACGGGATTACAATCTCAACCATCCTTGCCCTCCCATCGGAACGTCAGTGGTCCGCCGTCTGCGCCGCTGAGAGACAATTTATCGTTAAACATACCGATATGCCTCCCTAAAAGCTCGAGCGCCTTGATCTTGTCGCAGAGCTTGATCTCCCACCCAAAATTAGTCGGCTTAATCCCCTGAATTGCCGCTCGTTGATCTTCTGTGAGTTTGTCAAAATCTGTGACGCACACCACAGACGCATCCGCAAAGGCAACACGCGCCAGCTCCTTGACAACGCGATCTTGCGTCACTTCCGTACGCCGTTGGAGGTCTTTTTGACGACGTGCGATCTCTTCTGCGATTTTAGGTTTTTTGAGGTTTTCCGCACCGATAAATGCCGCCGTCTTTTTACTATATCCTGCACGAATTGCCGCCTGTGTCGCGTTGAAATCAACCAGGTATTCATCTACAAAGCGTATCTGTTTTGCTGTCAACTTCACGTCATCACCTCCTTACATAAAAAACAATCTATTTTTATACTTCACGCCAACGAAACATAAAAAATCACAAAAATTTATATTTCGCTACGCAGGCCCTTACGATTTACTCAGAACTTCTACTTTGCGCTGAAACTCCACCATCGTTTTTGCTGTCTGCTCAATCATCCGCTCCCAGAGATCATGCCGCAAAGGATCTTCTTCTGGCTCGAATGATGCACAAGAGAGATGCAGAAGCTCATGCACTAAAACCTTTTCCATGTCATAGGGGAAAGGAAAGTCATACACAGCATTCGGGTCAAGTAAACGGATCAACGCCTCACCCTTCGCGAGATTGATAAATGCCTCACCCTCCCGATCGGGTTCACTGAGTTCGTCAGGGCGCCCTACCTCGACGACAATATCCCAATCATTGAGTTTTAAAATGTCCTGCCATTTTTGACAAAGACTATATACCGCCTCATCTTGTCTCATAAAAACACCTCGATTTGCCCAATAGAAAAGCCGCCTCATATGAGACGGCTAGCCGTGAGGGGATATAGGAGGAGAGATCAGTGGTTTAGGTGTCTCCCTAAATAATCCACGCTATCATATTACCACGGAAAAAGGCGTTAATTAGACATGTCTATTTAATTTATTTTCGAGTTTTAGATATGCCTCTACAGTTCGAGCAACAATATAATCCCACATAGCCCTTAATGTCCTCTCCGACACAAAGAACTCCGTATTGAGAAACCGCTCCCGTATCGCCTCGCAGTACAGTCTTTGTGTCAGCACAAGCCACGCTCTACGCCCTCTCCCTGCCTTTTGGCGTGATGCCTTACGCCGTGCATCCAGAAATATTTGCTTGCGCTCCGAGAGCCCACGCTCTACAAACTCCACCGCACGCAGCCACGTATAGGCAGGATAGGTCTCGTCAAACTTGACGCCACGCAACGCCTCCGCCTCCGTCGGATGTCCCGGCAGATTCCCGCCTCCTCCCTGTACGGTGCCCCGCACATACTCCTCGCGTTGCAGTCGATAGGTTCTTAGCTCCTCCGCATAGTTCAGCAGCATCGATTCCGCGCGCTTGCGGTCTTGTCTGATCTCATCCGCGATCTGTAGAGCTGTATTGTTCTCAAGCAAAACTATTCCTCCTCGCTACATGAGATTTAGTTGATTTCCATCCCCGCTCCTGCGACGGTCAATCGCCAGCGTGAAGTTTGTGCAGGCCTTCCCGCTCTGCGTGTATTTTACGTTCGGGCCTCGTGTGAGACGCCCGATTCCTACGAAGTTGTTCATTTGGATTCCTCCTCTGGAAATTTCATAAAACACATCCATATCGCTTTGCCTCGCCGATTCCCGAACAACGGTCGCACGGGGAGAAGTTTCAGAACGTCCGCCGTGTTGATCTGATCTTCCGACCACTTGAAGATCAGAACGCCATAATCCATCAGGACCCGCATGCACTCCTCGAATCCTCGGCGCAGATCGTCCTGCCATGTACTCTCAAGGATGCCGTATTTTACGCCGAGCCATGAAGTCTTTCCTGCACGACACAGATGCGGCGGATCAAATACGACAAGACGGAAGCTCTCATCTGGGAATGGTATCTCTCGGAAGTCTGCAATCAGATCAGGTTTAACCTCGAATCTGCGTCCATCGCACAGGGGTTTGGCGAAGCTGCGGTTATCCATGAACACGGCCGCCGGATGCTCCTTGTCGAACCAGAACATCCGAGAACCGCAGCAGGCGTCAAGTATCTGTTTCACGGCTTGTACACTTCCTTCTCAAGGTCGTCATCTTCATAACCTTGCTCTACCATCACCCACGCCATCATGCAACGCATCGACGCATTCACAAGATGCTCCTCACTTGTGTCGCCTTTGAGATAGAGCGACAGATGCCGCAGTGCTCTTGCTGCGTGTTCTACCGCAGGAATCTCCTGCCACGTCTCGCCCGGATGCTTTCTTGCGCCCGCCGTGAGACCTGTCGCCACTTTGTCGAGCCATCCGCAATCAATGTAGCGGTACTCGTTTTTCTCCTCGTCCTGTGGATATTTCTGATCTGCCATCGTATTCTCTCCTCCTCCCTCACACTCTCAGCAATCCGCGCATCATAGCACTGTACTTGCCATAACTCAGCCCCGCTTTACGCGCAGCGACCGCTTTCTCGTCAAGGCTCTGCGGTTTCTGGTTAACGTGCCGCCTCATCCCATCCGCTCCTTGCACTGAAGATTCTCGCACTCTTTGCAACTGTATTCCCCACGCCCTGCGGTAAAGACGCGCCTACATTACACACAGGTGCGCTTCCCATCCGCTCGACATATCGGACAATATTTCGCATTACGCTCAGCCTCAAACTCATTGCCGCAGACCAAACACGTTTTTGTCATGTCTCCTCCTCCGCCTCCAAACCAGCTACAAACTCCTCGATGCACTCAATCAGCTGTTCTTCTGTCGTCGGGATGCGTCTTCGGCAATACAGTTCGCCCCATTCCCCTTCCCGGAAGATCATGCATTCGTTTCCACAGTCATATGTGTAGCGCAGGTCTGCAAAATATTTTTCCCCCGCATGCTCAAAATGACAACTGTAACAATATCTCAAAAGCGCATCGACGCTGCGCTCAACCTCGTACGTCATCACCGCACCTCCCGAAAAACAATATCCGTATCTTTCATCATGTGCAGAAACAGCTTCTTTCTCAGCACATAGTCCCGCGTCTTGACCCCTTTGACCTCGATCACCTCGCGCCGGCCATCATCATACTCGACGAGGAAATCCGGTGTATAGGTGATTGGTTTCTGCGGCTTGCCTTGGTTGTCCCGGAACCCCTCAAGCAAGGTGTACGTTGGCTGACACTCAAGGTGCTTGATCTCGCCGAGTCTCAGTTTCTCGCGAAGCATCATATACCACTCCGCCTCGCGCTTGCTGTCAAAGGTGCGCCTATAGACCGTTGTCTTGCGTGCGTGGTATTTGTTCGCCTTTCTGCGTGGCGTATGCAAAATCATCGGTCGTACTCCTCGAAATAGAATTTGACGGGTCTGCCTGTGAGCCGAATCAAACCGTGTGCAAGAGCAAGGCGGAACGTCAACAATTTTTCGAGCCGCCCGACAATAAGCCCCAACTGCTCCCGCAAGCCCTCAACGCTCAGGGTTGACTTATAGAAGTTGCACTGCCGACACGCAGGACGGTAGTTCGTAATCTCATCTTCGCCACCAAGATAGACAGATTGCACATGATCGACCTGCATTTCCTTGATGTCGATCTCCTTACCGCAATACGCGCAGTGACCACCGTACATCGCGTAGACCTGCGCCCGCATCTCCTTCGACAAGGCTTTCCTTCTGCGCGCCCCTGTGATTCTAGGTCTTGTCTCCCGCATCACATTCCCGATTGCCTCCCGCGCCGTCGGGTCAGCTTTCCTGCAGGGCGTATACTCGTCCATGTTCTTCACCTCCAATAATCTTCAAATCGTTCACAGCTCCGAAAGATAATCTTGTTGTTCGTCCACCGTTGCAGTCGCCGCGTCTCTTTTGGTGCTCTCTGCTTGTCGTAGATCATGACATACGGGTCATAGCCGTTTTCACGCAACCAGTACACCCGCCGCAAATCCTCCGCATGCGTGCTCCAATAGTTTGTGAGCACATACACCTTGCGCTTGCGGTAGTCCGTCACCGTCGATTTCTCCGCGAACATTTGGAGCATACGCGGAATGATCTCATCTCGCGGATTGTCCCACGCAAAATGCAGCATTTTTACTTTGCACGCATTAAGCAGGTCTATGTTCTCCGCCGTCAAGAGCCGCGCATCCAGTCCCTGTGTAAAGTCCACCTGTGCGCCACTCTCTGCAATCTGTCCGAGCAGTTCCATGTGCTCCCGTGCCGCAAGCAGATTCGGGTCAAGCAGCTTGATTGTTTTCTCGCCGCTCCAAAACTCGCTCAGGTCTGCCACTTTGCGGCTCTCCCTGCCCTCTTTCCCTGCAACGATGCAGAATGGACACGCCCGTGGGCATCCGCGTGTGAGGAATCCGTAGGCGGTCTTTGTGTCCCCGTAGAGCGCATAGTCGGGATAGATGTGCTCAATCTCGTACGGAAGTAACCGTTCCCAATCCGTCCCCGTCCCACCGACCTGTGCGCCGATATTCTCAAGCCGCTGCGCAGCGCCCGTATTTTTCGTGAATACGCACGCTGCATAGAGTTTGTCATAGCCGCCGAACAGATTACCACCCATGAGGACATCATCAGGATACAGCAGGTTGACGCAATCTCCTTTCTGCTTGTGCCATGCCGAGAGCTTCATTAGCACGAGGTTCGGGAACTTTGTCCCGTCCACATCCACTAGACCGATACGCACACCGCCGCCTCCTCAGAAATACCCGCGCTCGCGGTTCTTCTCGTTCACGAGCCTCTGCAGCTCGTCACGCTCTTCCTCGTCCCAGCCCTGGGCATCTAGCCACGAAACACAGACGGTAATAACGTCCGTCAGCTCCATCGCAAGACGTTTCCTAGCTTCCCAAAGGACGGTGCTCAGCGCTTCTTCGTCCGCTTTCTCAAGTTGCGCAACGATCTGCGCCTCCTGCACAACCTCATGCGTCTCTTCAACAAGCTTTGCAATCCATGCCATCCGTTCCGCATCGCTGTACTTCGTGCACGGCTGCGGCTTTGTCATATTGAGCACCTGCTTGTTATCTTGCTCTTCCAACAAGCCTTTCAAGCGCTTGTTCTCCTCTTCCAGTTCATTTATCCTTTCTGCCATCTGCCTTATCCACTTCAAATCCATCTCAGCACGCTCCTTTCATACGCCAGTCGGCGCCCCTAATCTCTACCCGCTCGCACATCTCGTAGATACGCGACATAATGCGTTGCCCCTGCATATCGTCAATCACGTTGCCACGCTTGTCTACGGTCGCCATGTGTCCGATGATCTCCGTTGGGCTGTAATTGCTCGTCACAACCGTCTGCAGCCGCTCGTTATAGCGGTGATTGACGATGCAAAAGAGCTGCTCCCCGACCCACTCACTCATTTTCTCGCTGCCGAGGTCATCGAGCACCAGAAACGGCGTCTCCTTGACCGCCTGTACGGTCTCCGCTGTCTTTCCGCCGTCGAATGATGCACGGATGTCAGCCATCAGATCAGGCACCGAGGCAAAGAGTACAGGATGTCCCGCCCTTGCCCGCTCATTGGCAATGATTGCCGCGAGCTTGGTCTTTCCCGTCCCCTTCTCCCCGTAAAGAAACACTCCGCTGCCGCCGTCCAGCATCCAGCGCGCCGATTCCACCGCGTGGCGATTGCCGTCCGTCACGGTGTAGTCCGCGAACGTATCCCCCTCGTAGGTGCGCGGAATCCGCGCTGAGGCAAAGAGCCGCGCAATCCGCAGACGCTCCCTCCTGTTGCGCTCATGCTTGCAGGGGCTGAGAGCGTGGCAAAACCGCCCATAGGACGTATCCACGACGGGGATCATCCCCCGTGAGGGTTGCTTGCAGGTCTCTCCCGTGCATCCGCGGCAGAGGTCTTGCAGGCGCTCAATCTCCGCGATCTCATCCCGATGCCGCTCGATCTCCTCTGCCGGGAGATTGTACTTCCCACGGATAGACGTGGTTTCGGTCGGCTTCGACGAAATCCGGATACCGCGCTTCAAGAGCTTCTCGGCTATTGTCCCTGCTTGTTCCACTGCTCTTCACTCCTTTCCGAGGTGCCTTGAATCCCTCACGATTCCACCGCTCAAGAATCGCCGTGATATAGCGCAGATTACGCGCGTTGGATAACGCCGCCTCCTTGATCGCCTCTGTCACCCAAAGAGCACTGTATTCGTCCATGAGGTCAACAAGAGCGTCCTGCTCGATCTTCCCTGTGACGGGGTGGATGTTATTCTCGAACGCCTGCACCACCGCTGCGAGAGAGTTGCCCTCCTCGCGCGCGCGCGCATCAGCAGCTGCTTTGTCTATCTGTCTAGCAGTCTTGTCTTGTCTTCTTAATGTCGCAGTATCTGTCTCACATACTGTCGCAGTATCTGTCGCAGTATCTGTCTCACATACTGTCGCAGTATCTGTCGCACATGTCGGGATGGTCAATTTATACAATGTCGTCTTTTTGCCCGCTGTCTTGAAATCAATCCACCCGAGCTGCTTCAGCCTGTTCTTCGCTTTTGTGATGGTATTCACGCTTCCGACGTTGGTCATATCTTGCAAGCGACGATCAGAGCACCCGAACCACTCCTGAAACAGCAGGTCATTGTCAATGCTCAGCAGCATTGTATAAACCGCTATTTCGATGGAGCCGATTCGATCGTCCGCCGATGCTGCCCTTGCAAACATTCTGAACCGATCAATCAGCGTCAGCACACCATTCACCTCCTATTTTTCTTCCGCAGGCGGTACACATCTGCGATCCTCTCATCAATCCGTACCGGCTCGAGGAAATACCTCTTGAGGAAATCCTCCTGCCCTACCTTATGGATCTCCGTATGGTGCTCCCTGCAAAGAGGCAACGCCCGCATTCCGATGTGGCATATCTCCTTGCGGTTGCGCCCCATGCCGACCACGCTGCCGTTGCAGTGATGCAACTCCGCTTTCCTGCCGCACACCGCGCACCGCTTATTCATCAGGCATGCCCACACATAGCGTGGGATGTCCTCTGAGAGCTGATACAGCGGTTCTCCGACGTCTACCCCATGCAAGAGGCAGAAATCAACGAGGTACGTGATAAACAGCCGCGCCGTAGTCATATCGCAGTCCGAGAGAGAGAACGAACGTCGGAGCGTCTCAGCCTCGCCAACAAACATCAGCTTGAGCATTTCCTTCATACACTCCAGCGGGGTATATCCCCACCATGCGGCGATGTATGAGATCAGTACATAGGCTTTCTTTCGCTGCTTCGCACTGATACGACGCTTGTCAACGAACTCTACACCAACGCTCTCATGACAGTCATAGAGCTTATCTATGCGCTCCGGGAAGGGGACAAAGATATTGATACCTCTGTCCGTCTCCCCGACAACGCTGCCAACCAGAATCATTTGATCCCGCCCGTCTCCGGGTCAATGTTATCTGGCGCATCCTTTGCCGCACTCATAAACTTGTTCGGCTTCGGCGCATCCTCAACGGGCGTGTCCTCGACTTCAACGGCTTCAGCATCGATGTAGTCCGTCTCGTCTGCCTCTCTGACCATATCCGCCGCGATTGATGTCTTGATGGTCTCATCCGCGCTCAACGTGCGTGCGAACTCCGTTTTGATCGGCGCATACTTGAGGCATGCCTTGAGCACAGTCTTTTTCGCCATCTCGTCAAAATTCGTCGTCCACGGAGACGTATATCCTTTCTTATAGGCGAAACTGTACTTCTTCGCGAACTCCTCCACCTCGTCGCGTCCCATGACGTGGAAGCCGTAGCCGCCGCTCTTGGTCTTGAACATGGCGTAGTAGTGTGTGACAGCACCTTTCTCGCCTGTTGCCGGAATGTGTTTGAGTTTCGGTTCAAGCCCGAACTCATACTCAAATGTATCGTTTTCGTAGACTTCGTGCGCCTGGATGATTACGACCTCACCGCTCCGATACGCAAGGTCGAGAAGCCCCTTGTAGCCGAGCTGGAACTGACACTCCATTGTCCCGTGGTTCTTATACGGGATAAGATACGCCTGCCCGAGCGGGGTATTCGGCTCGACGCCAAGCTGCGCCGCCTGCATCATCGCTCCGAGAAAACTGGCCGGCGTACACTCACGCAGTGTTGGATTCGTGCTGAGTGCCGTGAGCACCATGCGTGTGAAGCGTTCGGGAGTAAGGACGGAGGGCAGTGCTTTCGCGATCTGCCCCTCCATCGAAATGATGAGGTCTTTGATTGACTTCTGCTGCTGTGCCGCCACGGTCTTCTGTTCCTGCGCTTTCTGAATTGCGCCGCCTTTTACACTTGCCATGATAAATTTCTCCCTTCTCCTTATCAGCTGATCCGCAGTACTCGGGTCGGCTTGCCCTGCTTGGCATACTTGGCGTAGATTTCCGGCTCCTTTTCTTTGAGTGCCTTACTGTCGATGGTTGTGCGCCCCGCCTGTGCCTTCCATGAGACTTTGTAATCTCCCGCATATCCGAGCTCGTGGCTCCCCATCATCTTGCGGAGCTGATTCTTATAAAACTCGCTGTTGTTTTCGAGATCATTTTTCGCATCCTCGATTTTACGGATTTGCTCGATGATCCCCACTGCCATGCCTGGAAGCGTTAACGGCTCAGCGATGCCGCCCTGAAACTCTGCGACGAGGGCATCCTTGCAGCTCTCGCTTCCGTCCACCTCTGGCATGATACCCTCCTGAACCTTATGCCAGAACTCAGTCTCTGTTTGGAACAGGAGATCAATCTCTTTGTCATTGCGTGGAATCTCCTTCCACACGAACCTATTCCCGCCGATCAGAACAGCGATGTACCATCGCTCGCAGCCCGTGACCATCATGTAGTGCTGACATTGCACATAGTAGGCGGCGGGGACTTCGTCGTCCTCCCACTCCTTCGCCGCGAAGCCGTTGCAAGTCTTGCACTCAAGGCCCGCGTTCTCACCGACGACCATGCGGTCGACACTTGCTATGATGTATGGACAACCATCCATCTGCAAGAGCCCGCGCCGCTGCGCCTTCTTTCCTGTCAGCTCGCAGAAGCGATTCGCGACCGCCTCCTCGAGCACCTTGCCCCAGTAGACGTATTCGTTGTCGCTGAGGTCTTCCGGCTCTGCCCTGCCCGTCTTCTCGAGCCAGAGCTGAAAGGGAGACTTCCAGCGGTTGAGACCAACGATGACAGCGGCATCGCTGCCGCCAATGCCTGCGCGTCGGGCCTCGAGCCACTTCTGTTCGTCCTCCATTTCAGCGACGGTCATGATGAGTTTTGCCATCTCTACTCCTCCTCACTCATCTCATACCCTGCAGCCGAGAATCCCTGCTCATCGAAGTCAAACACCTTGAACAGATCGCCACGCTCCATACCCTCGACGATCTCCTCTGCCTCCTCCTCAGATGAGGCTGTTACCTCGACAGCCCCCTCAATACGGAAATTTACCCTGTATCTCATGTTTGCTATTCCTCCTCATCCGTGATATACTATATGATATAGCTTTATTGCCCTGCGCTCAGAGCGGTTGCCGCCGCTTTGGGCGCTTTTCTTTTGCGTTGAGCTCCCTCACATGTGTGAGAGCCTCATCCAACGTGGCATAATGCGTACCGCTTCGTTCCTCTACACCGTCAACGATGCGGAAAACAATGTGCATCGTCAGCGGCGGGCTTACAATCTCGCGCCGCATCTGCCACTTCGTCATTCCTGCTCCTCCATCTTATCCAACTGTCGCCTTACCTGCCGTGCGGCAAAAAGCCCGTTCCCCGATGCCTGACGTACCCACGCGCCTCTTGACGGAGACCATTTGAACGCATTACTTTTCAAGATGTTTCGCACATCTTCATCCGGCTTACCGTCAAAGATAAACTGCACGCGGTTATCTTCGACTTTCAGCTCGTATAAATCAGTTGTTATTTGCTCCGGCTCCATCTCGGTACGTTGTTCCAACTCCTTGATACGAGCTTCGATGCGACGGATGTTGGCACCGTTATTTGTGATCTCATACGATGGGAAGCCGATACGTCCATAGACAGGTTCACGCAGCTTTGCAATATCTTCCTCAGTAAACCCCATCTCTGCCAGCTTGACATTCCCTTTTGCCGTGTCCTTCATGCGGATCGCACGGTTCGCGGATTTCATGTGCTCCTGATAGGCTTTGAGAGACTCGACTTTCTTTCTGAGCTTTTCGATGGCATCCGGATCGTCCGAGCTGATGCCGCCCTTTCCGACACTTTCCGCCTTCTGCTCGTAGTAGTCAGCTTTTTCATCCAATCGGAACGCCTTTTCGGACGTTGCGCGAATACGTGCCCGATACGCACGATCCCCCTTTTCGGAGTGGTGTCCGACGTGAATCGGCTGACCGAATGGGATCGCATCGCTCATTTCCCGTACTCGCCGCCAACCTTCGCTGGATTCGGCACGTGCCTTTTCGGCACGCTCCAGATACCGCTCGCGGCGTGCTTCCTGCCGCTCTTCATAGCCGTTCATTCCTTCTCCTCCTTCACCCAGTACGTCACCTTGATCTTATCCCCGGGGTAAATCTCCCCCTTACGCTCCACGAGCCAGGGGTTGTTTTCGTAGATCCCCTCCTTGTATTCCAAGATATACCGCCTTGTCGCGGTATTCTTCTGGAGGTACGTCTCGGCAATGTCCCAGAGCGTATCGCCCGGACGCACCGTGTACGTCTCCTCGACGAGGACGGCCCCTCCGTCGTCCCAGGGGTTACACGCCCCTGAACAGAGTGCTGCCACCGTGACGAACGCTCCGCCAATCAGAATTGATTTCCAAA